CCACATTCACTGTCGAATACACCCGACTTATACAATTGGAAGTCCTTTTGGTCTGCTTGAATAGCGACAGAAATGGGATTGACTTGGAGAGCATCCATCATTGCGCTATCAGAACTCGTAGGAACATCTACAAAACTGGAAATGCGGCTATTTTCTACAACCTGACAATCCGTTTCACAATTACCAGCTGTCTTCGTTGTTCCAGATACATAAGGATACGCCGATTCAGTACACAGACCACCATTTCCCTTAATCCACTTGAACGCATTGTCCATTAAACCTCCATTGCATCCGTGGTCGCGACCACCGTTCTTTAAATTATCGCAATCAACTAATTCTTGCTCTGAAAAAGAAACCAACTTACCATATTTATTGAAGTAAGCTCCTTCTAAGGCTCCAGTTGTGGAAAAACTCCAACAAGAACCGCATTGTCCTTGATTCTTCACACCTGTTACCGCACCTTTCTCTACCCAATCAATTGATCCAGAGTCTTGCACCAATTCTGACTCATCCATATCCAAACAATCCACACTACATTTCAAGGTTTCGATTTTATTTGCGTTTTTGTGATTTTTAGCACATCCATATAAACATTTTGCTTCACCCAACCTTTCTTTGATTTTATCTACTTTACTTCCATCAAAAGAAGCCAACTCTACACCACGGTTCATCAAATCTCTATTCAAGAATGTAGTGTATTCTTCATCACTCATTCCAGAAAATTGGTTGTGTCCCAAAGTATATGTTCTATTATCATTATTTACAAATTCAATATACTTATGGTTTAGTTCCCAGTTATTATACATAGCTCTATAATGCTGGTCGCTCTCAAACACGATACGGAACTCAGATACCCATTCATTGAATTTACCCTGTAATGGAAAATCAGGATGGAATGCGTTTACTGCTGCTAAACAAAGCAATACTGCGAACATATTATATACTATTGAAGCAATATCCTTTTATATTGTTTAGAGTATGTTATATGACTTATTCACTTAAGTTTTTTCATATAGTGTCCAATATTCACTTTACCAATTGCTTTTTCTAATTCATCAAAAAATTTAGAGATGTATACCACGTAAGGGATTTGAAGGTGCGAATAGAACAATTCAGACCGAAACAATACAAAATCTATCTCTCGCCAATATATAAGAATGGAAACACCCATATCCCAAATATATCGAGTAATTGAAAAAGGATATACCCAATTAGAATCCGGAGATTATGAAGAAACCATTAAGCGCGTGTTTGTGTTCTTAGGAGATTACCCGCAAAATGAAGACATTGAGAAAACCGTCTTTGATGGTTTAGACATAGACAACACGAAAATTGTATATATACCTGAATTTATACACGACGATGATACGATTGAAATCGTAAAAGCTAAATTGAATAAACACTTGTATCAAGATTCATTGTTGACAAATGAATTGTACTTGTTCTCGTTACATAAAGACAGTATTCCACTCGATTTTATGTACAATACAATGACGAAACACAGTATGAGTATTTCATTACACGATATGAAACAGCTTGTTATGAATTGGAGTCCCAATGACTTCACCAAACGCCCATACCAATACCTTACTGAAAACATCAAAGAAGAATACTTTTTGGAAGATTTAATCGAAATGTTCGATGGGTATGAATACAGTGCGTACTATTATAAACCGATTGGTTTAGAATTCACAGACCATTACGAACATCGGTTTCCGGGCAACCCCTATCTCACTTTAGACAGTATAAAACCATTTGCCCCTACGAACACAAATCAGCTTTACTCTTATGATACTTCCTTATTATTTACCTATGGACCATTCAAACACTTTGAATATACACACAATACTCATTTTATGTGTAAAACCATTTATGTATGTAATGCTGAAAGCGTGCTGCCCAAATACAGCACAGATGGGTTACTAAGTGATTTGAACCAGAATAGTATTATCAACTTGTATTTCCCTTTATTGAAAGACCAACAGATTTATAACTTGGACTTGTTATATGAAAAAAGAGATGAACTTAAAGAGTTGTTTCTAAAAAATAGACATTCTTTGCTGCTGAAACAAATCTCAATTTCCGACGGACTTTACCGTACATACAACAATACTTTTCTTGCAGAGAAAAACAAAGTCAAGTTATTGGAACACGGCATTACCCGGTTCCATTTTGAAATCAAGTCAGAATATTCAAATCGCATCCCATTAGATAGTGTATTCAAACAAATCCACGCGAATGAACAACTAATTATGGTAAAATATAATCCAGATTACCGTAAAGAAAGCATGTATCGTTTGTATTCCGATAAGTTATCTGAAAACGGACACCCCATTCCATATTTGAAGAGAGCCGATATTTTCAAGTATGCAAAGGAAATGATTACCCGAAGAGGTATTGGTTTTGTATATAAATATAATTTGAACAATGAGTCGCATATTTTATTCGTCGAATTGGAAGAAAATGGAACAATCGTACTGTATGGCGAGCTTACTATCCATTATAATGAACTTATTTACCAATTACCTGCTATTTTTAACGAATTTATGAACCCTTATAAAGGCGTCTTGTCTAGTGTAGGCTATAATGTTCCTATATTGGAATCCTTGTATGACGAAAAAGTAGAATGTAAACACATCGATTACTTTTGGAAATTCCAGAAAAAGAGTATGCCCAAGTTTGCGGAATTGAAAGGATGTATTTATAGCTTATTCGATCAGGTAAAAATGATGAAAAAATCATTTCAATGGAAATACAAGAAAGTATCCAATTATGTTCCTATGGACGGAATGACCTCATTAATCAATGAGTTATTACAGCAAACCAATGATATTAATCGAGTTATTAATGAGCTAATGATTCAATATGAGTTAAACGAAGAAACAGCAAAAGAAGAATACAGCCGTTATTTGTCCGAACGTGAGATGCGAACCGGTACAGTAAAAAGTATTGAACACCCCGGATTTCCAACCTTAATTGAGATTGATGACATTGAAAATGCTATAGTGGTCAACGTCCAGAATATTCATCATATTGCTTATTTACACGCATTAAATGTCTATATGTGTAGTTTGATAGAAGTCGCACAACACGCTACCAGTAGTGACCATAGTAGTCTATTAAATACGTGTATTCCTTTCAAAAAAGAAGAAGTAGAACAAATGAATAAAGCCATTATTTCACACGCAAATGTGGTTGAAACGATCGAAGAAGACATTGATTCAGACGACGAAGATGGACTCCTATTCAGTGACGACGAAGAGGAATCGGAAGAGGAATCGGAAGAGGAATCGGAAGAGGAATCGGAAGAGGAAGAGGAATCGGAAGAGGAATCGGAAGAGGAAGGTGGTGCAAGTAAAATGAAAAAGAAATCTGTTTCTAAGCAAAGTAAGCAAATAAATACAGGCGCGATTAGCAAACAAGAAATAAAGAAAAATATTATCAAAATGAATACCAATCGTCGATCCCGGTTTGAGCCATCTTTGTATATCAAAAAAGACGAAGGTGCATTCAAAGCATACTCTCGTGCGTGCCCGTCAGTTGATGGACGTCAGCCTATTATTATGACCGACAATGAGAAACAAGAAATCGATAAAAACTATCGTGACGCGTATAGTCACGCCATTCGTTATGGGTCTGACCCCAAAAAGAAATTTTGGTATATGTGCCCAAAATACTGGTGTATTAAAACCAATACGCCCATGACAAAAGAACAAATAGATAATGGGGAATGTAGAGATGACGACGGAAATGACAATTCAGTGGAATTATACAACAAGAAAGACCAAGTTCCTGGGTTCTTGAAAAAAGGTACTCATCCGGATAAATGCGTCCCTTGCTGCTTTGATGAATGGAACAAGGCAAATAATATTAAACGTCGACAAGAATGTAACCTTACAGAACAAGATATTGACACTCCATACCCAGATGAAAAAGGGATTACTTCGGACAAAAGAGTTCAATATGAAACATCCAAGATAGTTGCAAATATTCTGGGATTTGATAAATTTCCACTGGAAGAAACACGTAGTGGATTATTACCTAATAGTATTCGTATGTTATTTAACTTTGATTACGCCAAGAAACTACAAATAAAGAATACTACTTTGTTACTACCAAATACATATGCTTTATTACGTTATGGAGTTGAGCTAAGCAGCAACCAATCTTTCTTGGCGTGTATGGCAAGCATTCATCAATTTATGACTAACGTAGAATCCAAACTTCCTTTACAAGAGTTCCGCCAACAAATTGCAGACAACGTCCAAAAAGAAGACTTTATTAAATATCAGAATGGTAATTTGATTTCAGCTTTCCGGGTTGATAATGAAAATGGAGATGAAATAAGTGATGTTAAGGAAGGAACCGAAACCGAAACCGAAACCGAAACAGACCAGTCGAATCAGGGTGAAGAAAATTACAATAAAACAGTAGAAAGTTCCTTCCAAAACTTCAAACGCTATATTTCGGACGAAGATTCGTTTATTGACCACACTTATTTGTGGGAATTTTTCACCAAGAAAAAGGATGCATCTGAAAGACATCATTTATTCCCGAATGGAATGAATTTGATAATCTTTGAGTTGAAACATTACGATATTACGGATAATGTTGATATTGTTTGTCCGTCATCTACTACAGATGCGCTATTTGATGCTTCCAAACCTACCTTTTTCGTTATCAAACAAGGAAACTATTATGAACCCATCTATTTACAAGAACATAAAAGTAAGAAGAATATTATTAAACAGTCCCATTTCTTTCTTGATGAACACACCACATTTGATGAGGCATTTGAAAAGGAAGTTCATAATGTTATTTTGTTATTGGAAGAAATCCAGTCCCACGAAAACAATATTTGTAGGTCACTACCATCGATCAAGGAATACAAATACAAAAGTAATCTGTATGCGGTGACATTAGCGTCCAAATTAGCCAGAACTGATTATAGACTCATTAAAAACCAAATTATCAACTACCAAGGTAAGACAATTGCATTGCTTGTTAATAAAAACGATGATGGACACTCTTATTACCTTCCAACATCTCCTTCTTATCAATTACCAGACATCGACGTTCTATTCGTGGAATCTTTGGATGAAAAATATATTCATTCCTATGAAGTCACGATGGAATACTTAACCGAATTGAAACGCAATGATCCTACTATCTTATGTAAACCTATGTTGAAAATGATACAAGACAATATGGTTATTGGTATCATCGTTGAAACCAACCAAGTCATATTAGTAACCCCGGAGAGCAGTGAGAGTGTGAAAGAAAATGAAGGGTCTCATCCTCTTGAAACATACACCCCCTTGAACGTAAAACAACAAACCGACTTTATAGAAGTAGAAACACAATCTTCTATTCAGAATGACAAAACAGTAAAAGAGACCCTTGTTTCAAAAATGCAATTGGAGGATTTCTTCTACAACAGCTTTCGTAATATTTGTCGCGGTAAATTGGCCGATTACAAGTATATTGAAATATTAAAATCCATCAAAACTCATATTAACAACCCTAATCTGTACTACCACTTGAAATTGTCCTATACAATCAACTTATTACAAGATTTGTTAGCACCATTTGTTGATTTCAGCTTGGAACTTGATAAAAATTCATATGAAATGCTTGCAAAAACGCAGCAGCTACATTGTAACGAAAGCACAGTAGACCAGGCATATTGTAGTATGGATAATGATATAGTAAAACTACTTATTCCTAACAAAAATCTGGTAAATGGAGAACAAAGCGAATTCCCAAACAATGAAACCTTTTATTATACCAAACTGGCGGATGAATTAATTCGTAACAAACGGGTTCGCATGTACATGTTACATCCACGAGAATACACCTTTACTGATGTCATCGATTACGAAATCAACAACGATGAAATGTTCTTATTACAATCCAATCTGAACAAAGACTTTTTTGATGGATTGGTCCCTATTCACGAAAACCCCAATAAATACGTTAAAAACACACAATACGATAGTGTGCAACCCACTATGGAACAAATCCCTCGCAAAGAACCAGTTGAGTTTTTCAAAGTAAATGGAAAACGCAGAACGAACGTAGAGTTGTAAATTCAGGAAAATTTCTCTTGGATAAGTATATGAATAATTGGTACGAAACATTGAATCAAGCACCTTGGAGCCCACCCAACTATGTTTTTGGTATTGTGTGGCCCATTCTGTATTTGCTAATGTTTATTTCGTTTAGTTTAGTCTTCTTCAATAAAAAATGTAAAGGCTTATGTGAACCATTACTATTTTTCTTACTTCAATTAGTTCTAAATTTGGGGTGGACAACAATTTTCTTCAGATTTAGACAGCTTGTAGCAGGGCTTATTGTAATTACTGCAATTATTGGTATAACGGCGTATACTGCGTACAGGTTTTACTCTATAGATAAAACAGCAAGTATATTATTAATACCATATTTATTGTGGTTATGTGTGGCGTTTAGTTTGAATGCTTACATCGTAATGTACAATTAAACACGGTTATGAAGAATGGTCATAAAAAATAACAACGTTCGCCATTGTTATTTTTACATTTTTACATTTTTACATTTTTACATTTTTACATTTGTTT